GCTGTAATTCCATTAAACACGCCAGACCTTTGAGCGAGATAGACTTCACACCTAAAGCCCTCAGATTGCCTGTCTAGCCCGAAATCAGTTGCGAAACACCCAAAAAATGAAGTTGTAACCCGAAAATGTACAGATACAACGGATATCGAGACTATATCAGACCTACCCCCGACCCAGCTAACACCCAGCTACCACCCCGATAGCACCCATATGAGGAGTCGATGAGATAGTATTGAGGATGTGCCAATAAGGAATTTAACTCGGAATAAAGACCAATAGAGAACGACACACCACCGCAATGAAAGCCATATCAAAGCCCAGTGGAGTCCGAAGGACGAACAGAAGGAGTGGCTATAACCACCAACCAGAACCGAGCCAGCACCGATATGAAACCCATATGTAACCCTTACGAAGTTGTTATTGTATATAGTCCCAAAGAAGAGTGAGCTAATGAATAGACCATAGGGGGGTTCATTAAGGTTATGCCATAGTCTAAGGGGGGGTTCATTAAGGTTGACTAGAACCTCCACCACACCCCACCAGCCACCAAGTAATAGGATAAAGCCCCCCGATGAGTAGTCTACTATTAAGAAGTCCAGATATTGATTAAGGGGCGTCTCAATGCGGTTAGAGGCAGTCGAACATCCCAAGAAACAAAGGAGAGAAGGCGGTTAGAGGCAGTCCAGTATCCGTAAAAAGAGAGGCAGGGTCTCAATATCGACCATATCGGAAGGAGAGAGGAAGACAACCCAACCCCCGCTCACTGCCCTAGTCTGGGTGCCACCCCACCTCTGCCACTAGCCCTTCAAGGTCAACGAGGACGGGCCAGTGTCAGCCCCACCATCCGCCGGGCAGTCAGCTAACCACCCCAAAGAAAGAGAGGTCGGTGAAAGGCAAAGTGTCAACACCACCAAGCCAGAAGCACGAACTAAGGAGAGTGCTAAGCGAAAGGTCTGCGTTACTCCCGTCTCTTTTGCTTCTGGCTTCCTCACCTCGTCCCCTTTGCCTGTCGTAGTATCTCAAACCCGGGCATATTCTGTTAATGCCACACCCCACCAATAGAACCGCCATTGTATCTTGTGCTGGCTACTGCGGGCACCACGAAGCCTCTCCGTAGCCAGCACGCTAATAAGGAAGCTGCTACGCAGCATATATTTCTGTCAGCCACCAAGTTTAGATTATCTGTGCCACCAGCCAGTAGTCAAACTTCGTTTCACTCAGTTGCTCCGCTACGCTACGCCCCTACGGGTGACTAGCCGTCTGGTTGGCACTAGGGATTTTCAAATAAGGTGGCTGAAAAAAAAAGGGTAAAGGAGGAAGGTTATGTTAAGTCAGGTGCTAGTCGGGGCAGAGATTATCTTGTGTGGGGTGCTGTTGGGTGAGGCATTTGTAGCCATCCCACCAGTCGGGGGTAAGGGTGAGTGGTTTTATTTCTGGGTAGTCGGGCCAGCTATGATAGTCGTAGGTGGCATGTTAGCCTGGACTCTGGGGATAGTATCGTGAGTAAGGGTTTGTGTGGTAAGAGTTCTTGCGAGCACCTTTGCTCTAGGGTAGAGCATTGTCCCGCTGGGCAGGAGCGAGTGCGCTGGCTCTGGCTAGTCAGGAGCGGGGAGAGGGGGCGGCTTAGTCGGCCGCCCCCCGAGCTCAAGCCAAGGTCTCGAACTCGACCACCTGAAAAGCAGTATTGCCCAACCCATAACTGGGACATTCAGAAGCCCAGAGGGATTAAGTTTTTCCACTATTTTTAAGAAAGGAGGAAACCGAAAATGAGTTACAATCCAGACCAGTACACAGAGCCACAGGCAGGACTAGGGCCACAGAGAAGTTTTGACAAGCAGTATGAGCTATTTGTGAAGTGGCTCAAATCGAGATCCCCATTGGCAGTAACCACGAAGGGTCTCATTCAAATGTGGGAAAAGTTTAAGGAAGAGCAAGGGCTACCGGCTCTTCTAGGGTGAGTTATGTTAGAAGCCAAGTTTGATAAGTCGGGCGCCATCTGGTTCACCCCTAAAAAGGGAAAGCCGTTTGACGCCCGCAGGCTTCAATCAGGAATGTTTATGGATCGACCCGACCTTTGGACGAGACCGAAACGCAATCACCGCAAAAGAGCCCCAGAGGCACAGCTTAACCTCTTTGGGGAGCGAGACGGTTTGTAAATTAAATAGAGAGCCTGCCGAGACTAAAAAGAGTGGTAATTCGGCATTAGCCACTACGCAGCACTCAAAAGGCAGGTCAAGGTCTCAAGCCCGAGCATCTTGGGGCAACGCCATGCTCGAGGCCCAAATTGGAAGCATAGCCCTTTTTTCGGTTTGGCTGGTGAGGTTTTGTGGCGAGTTTCCCGGATTTGTTTGGGATTTCATAGAAATTCACTTTTACGAGACCCCTTTGTGTTTTTTACGATTGAGGGAGGTTTGAAGCTAAAGGGGTAGTATAATGTGTAACTTTAGTTGTAACCTTTTAGTAACTATGTGTGTTACCTTGTCTCCTCTTATCTTATATATACTCTAATCTTCTCTAGGGTGGGGTTCTCTTTGGTTCTTTCTCTTAAAAGAGGTAGGGAGGGACTTGACAAACCGGTGGGAGTTTGCTAGACTAGACAGAAAAGAAGGAGGGACAATGGAAAGACTAACATTAGAGACGCTGGAAAACAAAGCAAAGCAGGCGGAGAAAAACTACAATGAGCGACTTCGCCTCCATTACCGCCTCGCCAGACAGCTAGGTTTTTCAGCAACCGAAGCCCGACTGCTATCTTTCAAGAGCCAGGACATTATAGTAGCTCTAGAGAAAGAAAGAGAGGTCAAGCAAAGTGCCACAAGAGAGAGGTAAAAGTAAGCGGACATGGATAAAAATTTACTGCTACCCAACCCTTCACGGCAGCGTCAGTTACCAGCTATCGCAGGCAGAGCAGGGAGTCTGGATTAAGCTGCTTTGCCTTGCCGGTCTCTGTGGTTATGAGGGCTTAATTTGCGACAACGACCGGCGACCTTATCCCCACTCATTTATCGCCCACGAGCTCCACATCAGCGAGGCTCTACTGGAAACCACCCTCGACAAGTGTAAAGAGGAAGGCAGGATAAGCGAGGACGAGCACGGCATCATCATCACCAACTGGAAAGCCTACCAGTCAGAATATGAGAGACAGAAACCCTACCGGGATAAGAAAAAGGAAGACCCTGAGAAATACACGAAGGGCAAATACGGAAAGATGGTGGGAAGATAAAAATGGAAAAAGTAGCATGGAAATGCGTCAACTGTGGCAAGGTTACTTTTTATCCTGGGTTAGACCCCAAAACGCCGGGGATAGAGATACGGGAAACTACCCGCTGTTTTAGTTGCTTCAGTAAAGACCCACAATGGAGACCTACTCCTTTAATGGTCAAGAGAGCAACACACTAGGAGAAAGCCATGACTAAAAAATGCATCCACCACTGGACAATAGACCGCGAGAATAAAGGCAGGTGCCGAAAATGCGGCGAGGAAAGAGACTTCAAGGTTCTTCAAGAGCGGGAGCACGGCTTAAAAACTGGTAAGAAAAAGTCGGGCAAGGGTGGCAGAAAGTCTAAAAAAACTTTGGGAAATAGCCTTGAAATAGCCTGAAAACACTTGACATTCTGTTCGGAATAGTTATATAATTAGGTATAAAGGAGATAGACAATGAACCTGGACACAGCTATTAGAGTAAAAGAGGCTTACCGGGGAAATTCCTTTTGTAACCTAAACAAAGTAGAGAAAGAAGCCGACCAGTTAAGCATTGAAGCCCTAGAACGGGAACAGAGAAATCGAGCCGACCCGAAGTATGTCCTTGTCGGAGAACTACCAGGTGAGACCAAATACTAAAAAAGGAGGTTGACAATGACCATAGACGAAGCTATCAAGATCCTTAAAACCATATACAATGACATTAACGTGGGTCAGCAAGACGATGACCTTGACGCCACCAAGTTAGGCATTGAAGCCCTGAGACACATAAACCATAATCGCCGGGTAGACAATCATCCTGACCAAGCCAAACTACCAGGTGAGACCAAAGACTAATAAAAGGAGGTAAAAGGGAATGATTAAGATAGACGAAATCAAAGAACCGAGAGGCTTGAGAACCTATGCTACTGAACCTAAACTGCCCGAAGCTACTAAACTACTATTAGAGAAGGCTATAGTTGAAGAAATCGTGCCTCATATAATTCAGGTTCAATGCAGTGAGGACTTCCAACAGACAGCCAAGTTTGAAGTTATACTATGGGGAGATTAAGGAGGTCATATGGTAGAAACATCAGAGAAAATCAAGAAAGCCCGGGAGTTTCTGGGCGAGTCGAGAGAGGAGTTTGCCAGGCGCTTCGGAGTAACTGCCCGAACTGTCCAGTATTGGGAGGCCGGGCAGAGACATCCTCACAAAGCAGTCCTTCTACTACTTGACCCTATGCTGCGGGAAGCAATACTAGGAAGCGGGAGGTAAGAGTCAGTGCCAGTCTATGAGAAAGATATGTCGGTTGAGGAAATGCTAAGAGCCTCAAAAAACCATATCTGTGCCGAGTGTGGAGCGTTCCTTAAAGTCTCCTGGTCGAACGAGAGAAACCGCTACGCTTTAGTGTGTGAGAGGTTTGCTGAGCACAACGGCATCAGGCGACTAGGCAGAGACCCCGAAGTCGCCGAAATCAGAAATAAATTAAAAGGAGAACCAATTCAGATGGAAACAACAGCACTTCAAAAACTAGGCCCACAAGCAATGATGGAGCGAGTTAATCAAGCTCGCTTCCCCAAAGACCTCACCATAGCTGACCGCCAGCTAATAGCCAAAATCTCTATTGAGTATGGTCTAGACCCATTGTTTAATGAGTTGATGATTTATCAGGGGAGACCCTATATCACCATTGACTCGAGACGCCGGAAAGCCCAGGAGACTGAAAAGCTTGACGGCATCAGTGCCCGGCCCGCCACGAAAGAGGAAAAGGAAGCCCGCCGGGTACCGGCAGAGGATTACCTCTATATCGCCGAAGTTTGGGTAAAGGGAGCTTCCCACCCATTTCTAGGTGTGGGGAGAGTAAAAGCCGAAGAGACTACCGGTGATAAGCACCTACCCATAGTCAAAGACCCTGCCGCCCAGTGCGAAAAGAGAGCCGAAGCCCAAGCACTACGCCGAGCCTTCCACATTCCACTCCCCAGCTTTGAGGAGATAGTAGAGGGAGAGTTTGAGGTAATATCTGAAACCCGGCAGTCCTCTAAATCAAAATCTACCCCTCAAAAAACAAAGACTACTGCTACAGCACCCCCGGGAAAGGGGACTATAACCCAGCCACAGAAGAGCAAGATTTGGGCGGATGCCGAGAAGATGGGGTATTCCGAGAGTGAGGTTGACGCTCTTATAAAACACAAATTCGGGGTAGAGAGTGTCAACGACCTATCAATAGCCCAAGCCTCCGAGACTATTGACGCCATACAAAGAGGTGAAGGAGTGCCGGCGCCGGAGCCAGGGAAAGGAGAAGGATAATGGCAGAGAAAAAGAACCCAGACTACACAGCATCAGCCGTCAGTATCACCAATCCGTCAGAGATAGAGATACTACTCGGTCAACGCAAGGCAGTGTCAGCACAGGTTTGGGAGTTGACAAAGACCCTTGAGCAAACCCCCGCCTTTAAGAACATCTCGGAGGGAGAGGACACCATAGCCGGCATAGATGAAAAGCTCGTGGCTCTTATCGATGAGAAAGGAGGCTATCAGGATACAGACGCCGGGCTCTACGCCCTGCGACAACGCCGGGTACACCTTTCTTATAACCCAGAGCGACTTCGTGAGTGTGTCCCCGAGTTTGCGCTGGCGGTAATCAAAGAGGTCGTTGACTCAAAAAAGGTCAGCCAGTTAATCAAAAGCAAGCTCATCACAGAGGCAGGGATTGAGGCTGCCACCATCAGGAAAGAGACCACCAGAGTTATTATTGAGGCATAGGAGAGGAGAAGGAATGAAAGCACTAATTACTGGAATTACAGGCTTTGTCGGCAGCCACCTTGCCGACTACCTCATTGACGAGGTAGGAGTAGAGGTTCACGGCATAAAGAGACCCAGAAGCAGAATTGAGTTTGTGCGATACGATGTCCACTACCACGAAGGGGATATTACCGACTACTCATCGATAGCGTCAATCGTCAAAGAGGTTCAGCCAGACTTCATCTTTCACCTTGCAGCCCAGTCTTATGTCCCTCTATCCTGGTCAGCCCCCCATACTACCATGATAACTAATGCCATAGGCACTCTACACATCCTGGAAGCAGTAAGGCAGCATTGCCCCACTGCCGCCATCCAAATAGCGGGCAGTTCAGAGGAGTATGGCTTAGTAGCTCCCGAGGATTGCCCTATCACTGAGAAGCAACCACTTCGCCCACAAAGCCCCTATGGGGTGAGCAAGGTCACCACTGACCTCCTTGCCCAGCAATACCACAGGAGCTATGGATTAAAGACCATCATCACACGAGCCTTCAACCACACCGGGCCCAGACGGGGCGATGTTTTCATTTGCTCACAGATTGCGAAGCAACTAGCCCTCATTAAGCTGGGTAAGGCAGAGCCAGTCCTAAAACTAGGCAATCTTGAAGCCGTCAGAGACTTCACTGATGTCAGGGATATGGTGAGAGCCTACTGGCTGGCTGTTAATAACTGTCAGCCGGGGGTGCCTTACAATATAGGCACAAGTAAAGCATATTCAATAGGTGATGTCGTAATCAAATTAGGGGATGTTTCGGGTATCAGAGTGGACATTGAGCTAGACCCCCAGTTTATGCGTCCATCCGATGTACCTAGACTGATATGCGACAGCACGAAGTTCAGGGAGGCTACCGGTTGGAAGCCAGAGATACCCTTTGAGCAGACCTTGAGAGACCTATTTAACTACTGGATGAAGGCGTTAAAGTAAAGTGTTAGTTAGAATAGTATGGTGTCTTTTCTTTATCGCCTTAACCATCTATGCTCCCATTGAGTTATCAAGGCTAATTATAATATACAGGGTGACTCTTGAACTGCTTTTTGAGCTTATTCTCTTCTGGAGCCTCTGGGTAGTTTCTGTCATTCTGTTCATGTTAGCAAAGAGAGGAGCAGGCAAATGAGCAGAATGTTTAAGTCCATAGACCGACTAAAAGAAAGGAGGTAACAAAGATGGTCCAGACCTATGGCGTGCCAAAATGTCCGTACTGTATGAGCTTAAACATTGAACCAATAGGCGTTAAATCCTGGCAGTGCCGGGACTGCGGCAAATTATTCCCCGAAGCCGTAGTCGAGGCAACGCCGCCAATACCAAAGAAAGGAGGTAAAAAGTAGAATGGCAATATCACAGGGCGGAGTTAAACAAATCCAGACCGCTACGATTGAACTGGGAGAGCTTATCCACGCCATCAATCCAGTAACTATCCCCGAATGGGACGCCTTTGAGAAGCTGGTGGCAGCCCATAAGAGCATGGCGAAAATAGACACCGACTCCCTGCGTCAGTTAGAGCTACCACTACGCCAGAAGGAAAAGGTTAATGCCGGATAAGGCTTGGAAAAGAGCCGAGCGGAAAGGAGCTACCTTGTTAGGGACGACAAGAACACCCCTATCGGGTGGCTCCTCCCGCCACACCCGGTCGGATACACTTCACCCGGTCATCTACCTTGAAATGAAATACCGCAAATCATTCGCAGTGGTATCGCAAATCAAGAAGGACGAGAAAAAAGCCAAGAAAGAAGGCAAAGTTGCCGTTCTCGGCTTTCAACAACGGGGATTGAAGACCCGCTACTACCTCATTAACGAGAAGCTAATGGCTATTTTGATGGAACACTTGCCGGTGGCTGTTTCCCTGGTGTCATCTTCTTCCTTACCTGATAACTTGACCCAAAAGCCCAGCCAGCAGCCATAAGAAAGACCGATTTCACTTCACTATCAATGCCGGCGAACATCAGCCCTAATGCCCCCACCACAATCACCAACGCTATAATCTGGTCAAACTCTATCTTCATTTTTCCTACTCCTCTTATTACTTCAAGGCATTATGCCAAGCTAAATGGTCAGCCTCAGAAAGGGCTACCCCTCCAAAGACTCTGAGGAACTCTATCTTGCCGTCCATCTCACCTTCTGCTCCGTTAAGATAATAACCTATTATACCTGAGTCAGGAGATGTTGTTGGGTTTACATGGACACCTATTACTGAAGTAACATCCACACCATTCCTATAGAGCCTAACACTAGCTCCAACCCGTGATACACCGACAGTAAACCATGCCCCTGTTGTAATATCTCCCGCTGTTGAGATAGTGTCTTGCCTTATCGGTACCTGATAGGTATCAAAACGGATTGCTCCTGTCAGTAAAACCATTAAACGATAGCCACTTACATTAACTTCCCCACGGCCAAAAAGCTCACGAAAGCTTGTCAAATCATCTATATTAACCCTGGTAATTATGGAGAAGTCCTCAGCGGTAAAGTTAAGCTGAGTCTGGTCGGCTGGTATTTCTACATAGCTGGGGATAAGAGGATTAAAATCGAGGCACTTCCAGTGAACCCCATCAGCCCAAGTAGCACCAGTTATCGCGCCGTGGCTCTTATACTGTGAGAGGTCGTGTAGAACTGCCCCTCCACCTTCATAAAAAGGCAGGTAGAGAAACACCTCGTCCCCGAGAGCAGTGTTTTCGTGCATAAAGAGCGAGTAACCACTCTGTCGGCGTCCTTTAGCCTTTGCCTCCCACAACGCCTTATCAGCATCGGACAAGACCCGCCACCAAGCGACCGCATCACGAACCAACCACCTCTGCCTAACTTGTTTGAAAGTCAGAGGCACTTTAGGCTTCTTGTAGCCATAGACAGACGCTCCCCCCGGTCGGCGCTGGTAGGTAATACCTTTAGCCAGCTGCTTGTGAGCTTCGACAGAAAAAAGAGGCCCGTTTACTTTAGGCATTAGAACCCTTTCTCCTCATAGATTTGAGCCAGCCTAGCCTTAAAAGCCCTGGCCATCACTAGCCCAGACCTCTGCTCCCTTACCATCTGAGCCCCGATAAGAGCTTCCTTTTTCCAGTGGGCGTAATTCTCATAGACCTCCCGCATTGCCTTCCTGATAGACCCATCTTCAGCCACCCACCAGTTACTTTCTCCGTAGTATTCATGTTTAACAGTCGTTTGCTCTTTGCTTGCCGGTAGGAAATAAACCCCAGGGAAGGGATTGCCTTGGTCATCACGCAGCACCTCACCGGGTCCCTGGCAGTCAGTAACTATCACTGGCAACCCGCAGGCGAGGGCTTGAACAGGAGGACAGCCCCAGCCTTCACCCCCTGTAGGGAGGACAAAGCAGTGAGCCGACCTCAGTATCATCATAAACTCCCACCACGGAAGACCGCCCTCGACTACTGCTAGCTGGTCATTCACTCTATCACCTACCCAGCCTTTTATTTGGTCAATGGCAGTCCCTCCAGGGTCACCAGTCATAGTCTTATAAATCATGCCTACATCCTTATCCCCACCAAACTCCTCAGCAAAGGCAATAGTAAGCAAGTCCCATCGCTTCCGTTCCTGCCACCAGCCAATACCGATAAACCGAAACTTACCTTCACCATGATAGATAGAAGGTAGAAAATCAGGCATAAACCGAGTCGTATCTATCCCCAGAGGCATCACATGGATAGGTATCTTCACACCTGCGTCCTTAAAGGCATCTACCTGCATTGGTGTTGGCACCCAAAGCTCATCCATAGCATTACACGCTCTGACCCACCTCGCAGCTATCTTGTCCACCTCTATCATTGTCCAGCCCACCTTATACTCTCCCCCATTAAGCCAAAGCAGGGGAGCAGTGCATAATGTGACCCAGGGCAGGGGGCGCTCTGGCTCTATCTTCCGCATAGCATTAACAACCATATCGTAAGAAGGTTGCTCAAAGAGATAGTCCTGAGCTAGAGATTGATAATGTACCTCTACCCCTACCTCCAAAAGAGACCGGAAGCAGAGAGCGGCCACCTCCGAATACCCTACCGGTGACCCAGTATGCGCCTCGAAAACAAAAGGTAATCGTTCATTCATTTGTTATTCACTCCTCTTAAAGATAAACAGACCGTTAGGCTCGCTCCCGTAAATAGATCCTTCAGATGCCCCCATAGGCGTAAACTTGGCTTCCCACTCCTTCATAGTCAGCCACCGCTCATTACCGAAGGCAGCATTTTTGCTCCCTTGGAGAGGCACACTCACCACAACCACATCAGCCACTCTTTGGTGCTCGGCCACCAGCTTTTCTATATCACTATCCGGGTAATGTTCGAGCAAACCTTCCGAGAAGGCTACCCTGAACTCTCTGTCAGCGAATGGCAACTTGAAAGCACTTGCCTCCCGAAACTCTATATCCGCCCCTAGTAGCCCAGAGTTTATCAGGGCCATCTTTAGTATTTCGGGGTCATTATCAATAGAAGTTACCTTGACCCCACCTTGCGCTAGTGGCCATGTCATAACCCCAGTACCAGAGCCTATCTCCAGTAACTTGTCACCTGGCTTTAGGAAGCGCCCCATCACCACCAGAAGCGCCTTGTGCTCTAGTATGTTACCTTGAAGCAATCGGATATCACCACATGTCCTTTCGTAAAACTCAGCCCAGCTACCCATCACTACACCCCCTTTTAACTTAAAACCTCTGAATTGGGCTAGGTCGGCAAAGTCCAATTCATCAGTCCTAGCCATTACTCTACCATAAACATATTCCTCATAGTCTACGCCCAACTTGTGTCCGCTGGCCGTCACCTCCTTGTCGAACTCAGTGCCCGGGAATGGACAAGCATAACACCAATTAAAGCTAGTAGGATGAACCTCAGAGATCAGCTTCTCCGTCTCCAAGAGAGTATCCTTTGTTTCACCAGGGAGCCCCACTATAAAACTACAATAAGACGAGATCCCAGCTTCCCTCGTCATGCGGATAGCCCGCCTAATCTCTGCGACCGTTGTCCCCTTTTTCATTCGGTCTAGCATCTTTTGGCTCCCGCTTTCAATCCCATAGAAGATACACCACACGCCAGCCCGATGTGCCATGTCTAAGAACTCTTTGGTAACCAGTTTCTCATTAACTCTGCTAGTGATACGAAGGAGCACTTTTTTGTTTAGGCCCTTCTGGATAAACCGCTCAAAAACCTCCATCGCCCAGTCGTGATTTGCGTTAAAGGTATCGTCTGCAAAGGTAATCTCTCTTATGCCATAGTCAGCAAACAAACTCTCAGCTTCATCAATCACAAGCTCTGGGTTTCGATACCGCACCTTGCTTCCCCAAAACAGCGGCGTATTACAAAAGATGCAATGAAAAGGACAACCCCTCGAGCTCAGGAGAGCTACTGCCGGGGTAATATACTTTGGCTCGAAGCCACGAAACCTCGCCAAATCGACCAGGCTGTAATCAAGTTTCGGAACATCATCAATAGAATCAATATGATACCCTCCACCTATAATATCAAGCCATCTATTTTCACCCTCACCGATTACCACTTCGTCCGCCTCCCCATCCCAGAAGCCAGCATGTGGCCCACCTACTACGAGCTTAATATCCTTGCTTACCTCTCTGACCCCGAGAGCATCCTGACGGGCGTGTTTTACTTGCAGGGTATTGACTGTCATACCGACTATGTCAGGCTTGAACAATCGGCACGCAGTCTGCACATCAACATCGTCAATATCTAAATGGAGTACTCTAACCTCATGCCTCAGCTTCTTAGCCAGTGTCCCGAGGATAAGTAGTGCAGCAGATGGAGACTCAAGACCATTGCGGGGCTGGTTACATTCTGGTTGAACTAACAGTATTCTTGCCATTTCCTCTCTCTCTCATAACAGCGGAGGTCTCAAAAGAGGCAATGATAGAACGAAGGGCAAGCGCTTGTTTCAGGTCATTGAGAGTAACATTAACCTTAACCTGATACTGCTTGCCCGTTGGCGTAAAGACTTCCTCCACTAATCCACCCTTGTCTTTACTCATGTTGAACTTTACTCTTCAGGGGGGGGCACCCAACCCGGCAGAGCAGGCGTACCCCACTCAGGAATAGACGCCTCTTCCGAAGTAGACTCATTCAACTCGAGGAAATATTTCATGTAGCGATTGAATCCACTCATACCGGTACCAGAAGCATCATGGTCCCAAGAGGTCTTACTGCCTGAGTCTTCGGTAATACCGGACTGCCATGTCGATACGCCCGAAGTCAGAAGCGTCCGCTGTATCTGCTGGATAGAAGTCCTGGGATTATCGGGAATAACCCGACTCCGCACATACGGCAGCCCCTTCCAGTTCGAGAATACGATAGCATCGCCGATAGTTCCCGATGCAGTCACCGAGAATAGGGGGCCTTGTACCCTTGTCAAACTGGTGTTACCTCCTTTTTAGATTTTTTTGAGGTTCGACCTTTCGTTTATCGTAGAACGGATGTTGAGATTTTGTCAAGCCCCCTGTTATAATTGGTTAAAGAAAGCGGGAGGTCTACGATGGATTATCAGATAGGCCAGCACAGAATGTCGTTTGACTCACACCACTCTCTGAGAATGTATGCCGGCCAGCAGTATGAACCTTTTGAGGCTATGGTCATGTCCAGGCAAATTAGACAGGGAGATATTGTTCTCGATGTTGGCGCCCACATAGGCTATTTCACCTTGATGTTTGCCAAACTCGTAGGCCCCACAGGTTTAGTATTTGCTTTTGAGCCATCACCAGACAGCTTCAAAGTCCTTGAACACAATATCGCCATCAATGGTTACAAGAATGTCATCCTTGAGCAAGCGGCAGTCTCAAATAAGACACAGAGGGTAAAACTGTTCACCGGCCGGGAGATTACGGCGGACAATAGAATATATGACTCCCACGATGGACACCCCTTTGTTGAAGTCGGAGCGGTTAGCCTAGACGACTATTTTAGTGCATACACTGGGGAATTCAACTTTATCAAGATGGATATTCAGGGGGCAGAGATGGTCGCTCTCCGGGGAATGTCCGCACTGCTCCGAAGAAGCCCAGGCGTTATAATCTTCTCAGAGTTTTGGCCATTCGGATTGACAACCTTTGGCTTTAACCCTGTCGACTACCTTACCGCCCTACAGAGATACGGCTTTCACCTCCGAAACATCAACGACAAAAGCGGAAAGTTAGAGCCGATTTCAGATTTTGAGACCTTTACGGCGCAGTACCCCCCAGCTACGGAGACCTACACGAACCTACTGGCCACCAGGTAATCCCACTACTCAGGAGAGGGAATAACCCAAGGCGGCTTTCGCTGCGGATTATACTCAATGAACTTCTGCGTATACCGGTTGAACCCACTCATACCGGTGCCGGAAGCCGATACATCCCAGCTTAATTTATAATCTTGCGGGACTTGCCCGCTATCCTGGTAAGTAGAGACCCCAGCCCAGAGAGTATAACGGATATGACGCACGGCTAAAGTCATTGGTATCAAAGGCAAAACACGCCCCCGCACATAAGCCAGACCAGACCGGTCTTTTCCTTCCCGAAACGCAGACCCCTTCCAAGTCATAAACTCAAAAGCATCGCCGATTGTGCCAGAAGCGGTTACTGAGAACATCGTGCCCCTTACCTTTACCATCTATCGCTCTACCCTATCCTCACTATAGTCAAATTTCCATTTCTTATTATGAAGTTGCCATTGTCGGTGATATTCCTCACTGCCAGAGAAATAATGTCATTGACAGCTAGGTCTAGCACCGATTGCCCAGCTACATTTTGATAGTCACTAGCTGCACCGAGCTTTGTCTGGCTTTCGCATTTCATACACTGGTCAGCGTTAAGAAAGGTAGCAGCCTCCAAGACACAGTTAGGAGAGCCCGGGGTCACCGACATGCTATAGGTCACCAGGTATTTACCGGCAGCGCCTGCCGTTGTGGGTATAAAGTGACTACCATGTTCTCCTGTCTGATCTCCCTCATCGGCTCCCCAGGCCGTTGAAATGACAAAGGTATCTGGCGGAGCAACCTGTTCTACCACCCACACCCCGTCATAAGAGTTTGTTCCTGAAATTGATATGACATCGCCGTTTATCAGACCATGACCAGCGCAGGTTATCTTCGTTTTACCGTCTCCATTATCCGCTTGCGCAGTCAAGGCTAACTGCTCCCCTGCATGATATGTCCAACCTCCGCCATTCTCGCCCTCAGTAAATCCATTGACAACATGCCAGTCGTCCTTGTCCTGGATAGTAGTTACTGCCACACTCTCATGCCTATACATGCCTGCAAATTGAGACAATATAGCCCATAACTCCTCTACTGTCACTGGTTGATGTGTTCCCTCCGCTTCCCATTCAGCCCTCGTTAAAACCCCTCCCACATCGTTATGTCTTATTTGTAAATCCATTGCACACCTCCATATTAAATATCAAATGTAAAAGGAAAAGAATACGGGAAGCCCCGCCCGCCTTCAGGCGGTATAACTGGATTACCCGCAGACAACAAGTATTTAGAGATGTAGAGGTTGTAGCCGCTCATTACTGGGCGCCGCCGCCGATAGTCTTGATAATAATTCCACTCCTCCTTTTCAGGTAAAGGAAGACCTTGCCAAGCAACCACCGCAGAGGCTAAAGAAGTCCAGCCCGAAACTTGAAGTGGTGTTGAAGGCTCAAACGGCCTATAATACCGCTCTAGCTGAGTATAGTCCCGCTCCCGCCGAAAGACACCACTGCCAACCGAGCCACACCAATAAGAGACGGCACTCTCACCACAGCTACCCCAAGCCTTCATCGACCACAGTGGAGAATGAGTTTTTGCCATTTTCTACCCTATATCAAAGCCCATTCTGGCTTATATCCCTTCTCTCCTATCTCCAAGACATCACCAGTTTGAGGCTCTAACAGGAAGAGTCCCTTATCCGACAGGAACATATTAAAGCCGTGCCTTCCCTGGGGAACATCACCTATAATAACTGCCACTGTATTGAGTTTATACCTCTCACTGACCCTAGCCTTGACGAGAATGGCAAAGTCTTCACAATCAAACTTCTGAGTAGTATAGGCAGGCATATTAAGAAGTACATCAGCAAAAATCGCCCCCCAGTCCTCGTGGGAGACATAGAAATACACGCCATCAAACACCCAGCATGGCATAGTCATCCCTTTTGCCATTATCAATGACCTAAGAGTAGCAGCCGTTGTCTTAAACTCCTCAAACTTGGGTTTTGGCTTCAGTTTATCTTTGAACCAGCACATAATAGCATCACCTCCTCTCTTATGGTATCATAAAAGTAATGGCAAGTAACGGCAAGGGAATTATAGAGTAATGGCAAGGGAATTAACACCAACACTAGAGGCACAGCAAAAGTGGGGGATGATAAGCTGGCCCTATGTCCAAGCACGCATCACCAAAAAGTGGGGTAATGTCATCCGCTTTGACTTTGAAAGCATCTATTCAGGAGCAGAACCCGATGACTTCCACACCGCAGCTATGCCTTCAGGAGACGGCAGCCTAATACGCCTGAGAATAGACACCGCGGACGCCAAAAAACTCTATTATCAGAGAGTAACTAGCCCAGATGAAAATAGCGACTACTCCCCCTGGACATACCTAGAAAAATATGACATCTATGGCGTAGCCTCGTGTGCCTATTAAGCTAAAGTCAGTCAGTTTTACATTTACTACTTCTCCGCCCCTGACATCAGAGTCTATCACCGAGAGTCAGTTGATAGCGGTGAGAACTGGGGAGCGTGGGCAGAAATAGGGAAAGTAGTCACCAGCGATATCGGGGGAATGGCTGCTGGCTATAAACCTAATGGAGACCTAGCAGTTTTCATTTGTGACGGAGCAGAGCTCTACCTCTTCCGCCGTCTCTCCGATGTTTGGCAAGCCCGACAAGACTGGGATGAAACCACCGGCACACTCACAGGAGTCGGCGTCTATTATGATGATGACTGGATGCTGGCCATAACAGGACAGGATACCTCCGACCAGTGGACAGTCTGGACTTTAATCTACGGCGATGGCGGGCTTGTTACTGCTGGGAACTGGGGAACACTGGAAGTCCTTATTTTCAGAGAGACAACAGAGCCGTTTGAGTATTATAGACCTTTTATCGCCAGACCAGACCATACCCGCCTTTACTTTTGCGAGAAACACACGCTATCAACAGTAACTTATCACATATGGTATTCACACATGCCCCCATCAGCTACCTTTGACCAAAACGCCTGGCTGGAACCGGTGCCAATGGAACCACAGTCATTGTATGGATTAGCAATCACTCAACAAGGCTCATACGCTTGGCTCACCAATGCCAACAAAGTCTTCCGGGCCCCATCCACAGAGGATGCATTATACCTCACCGCCAGACTGCTAGAAGTGGATAGTAGAGACTACCCCGACATCTTCAAGGGCAGCCTTAAAGTGGTCATTGACAACACCGGTGGCTGGTATAATGACTTTGACCGATTAGGACAACAGCTAGAGGTGGGTATTGGTTATGTAACCCCTGACGGTAATGAGTGCTCCTTTCTGCCTTTTCGCTGGATAACGAAGTTTAAGCTAAAAGCCCCGCCCTGGTACCCGTTGAGGATGATTTATCCGCAAGGCATAACAGGCACGCTAGAGATAACAACTGAGGATGCCTGGACATTCCTTTACCGCTACAGGACGAGACGGACTCTATCGTGGGAGGCAGACGAGAAGTCAGTTAAGGAGCTCCTTCAGTTTTTCATTGCCCGGTCTGGACTAGACTTTGATGTCATCTCTGAATCAGATGCCGTCACGAACTTTAAGCCAGCCTTTGAAGTAAGAACAGGCACCTCATACCGCACTGCCGTCAAGAACCTGCTCAAAATGGTGCCAGACCAATTAGTTTTCAGAGACGCCAAAGTCCTACTCCGTAATCCTACCACCGAAGAAGCGGTTGACTGGACTTACCACACCACATTCGGCACAGGTCTCTTAATCTTTAGGGGTGACTATGGAGAGACGGCGATAAACCCCAACCGAGCGGAAGTGTGGGGTGATACCCTAATGGTGATGAAGGGAGACTGGCCACAGGTTGCGCAGGTCAGAGACCGCCTAGTAAGGGCAACTACCCCTACATACCCCGATGTAACAAGAGCAGGGGAGAGAGCAGACGCCGAACTCCGCAGGTCAGAGATACTAACCGGTGGAGAAAGTATAATGGTCGCCCCGATGAATGTCGGGCTAGAGGGCTGGGATGTCCTTCAAATCACGGACACCAATGCCGGGGTAAGTGCTATCAGGCGCCGAGTCCGCAGGATTAAGGCATACTGGAACGCTAGGCATTGGTCATATCATCAAATCATTAGTCTGGGAAGCGATTAACATTGCGTTTTATTAAATGTTTTACTTTAATCGTTTTACTCTATGGTGGTATTATCCTTGCCTACTCTTTCCTATGGTGGGGATTAACCATCATCTTCTGACATTACTAGAGACATTTCAAAATCGGACACAGCCTCAAATCAGCTTCAAAAATAGTGGACGCCCGGGCGGACATTTTCCTTTCACATTCCCGTTCCCCACATTCCCTCAAACCACTGCACCACTTTGACACACTCCACATCATCTCGAAGCAGCACGCTGCACTCCATATTTGTTCGTGTTGCCCGCTGCGAGATATTGTGAGACCCGATTATCACCCTGGCCTGGTCAAAGAGCCACACCTTCGCATGTAAAGGCTTTCCCGTGTTGCACCACTTCACCTGTACCTTATTTTGCGTCAGATGGGCGGCAGTCTTGCGATTTATTTTGTGTAAATGGCGCCCTATGCCTTCATTGTGGAGTAGCACTCTAACATCCAGCCCGCCTCTACCTCTTATCGCTAATTCTCGGTTTAAGTCCTGGACTGTGCCCGTCCTTTGACCTGGGTACCACGACCACTCAAACATAGCCACCCAAATGCTTTTCTCCGCTTCCCGCACCTCTTTCACAACAGCAGGTAGATAGTCAGGGTTCATCAGCACCTTTATCATTCCCCTATCTTACCACAAATCAACCTTGAATATATCCGCCGTAATGTGATAAACTAGAAGAGATGAAACTAGCACCATCGAGAGAGAAACCCCAGAAGCGTTTAGACGATGCTCAATATCGCCTTGACCATAAAGAGGAAATCAGAGCACGCCAGAAGCAAGCCTATAACGACCCCTCAACTAGCAGAAAAGAGTATCTGAAAAGGTGGCACAAAGACCACCACGAGCAAGACCTAGCTAATGCCAGAGCACGCCGTAATCACGACACGGAATATTGGAGAAGGCGCCAGAAATTTATTGACCTGCCACCCGAAGAGAGAAAAAAGGCAGTTCAAGAAAGATGGAGAAAAGAGCACCCTGATTTGTGTCTTCAAGGGGTTAGGGAATACCGAGCCAGAAAAGCAGGGGCAGATGGACACCATACCCTTGCCGAGTGGCGAACCCTAAAGGTTATCTTTGACTATCGGTGTGCCTACTGCGGTCGGAAGCCCAAGAAGCTAACCCAAGACCATATCACCCCGCTTTCAAAGGGTGGTAGCGATGACATCGGGAATATCGTGCCAGCCTGCCAAAGCTGTAATTCCATTAAACACGCCAGACCTTTGAGCGAGATAGACTTCACACCTAAAGCCCTCAGATTGCCTGTCTAGCCCGAAATCAGTTGCGAAACACCCAAAAA